GAGCGACAATATACGTTCCTTTAGCTAGTTTTGTAACTTCATACGCTAGAAAATTAACTATCGAATCAGCTCAACAAAATTATGATAGGTTTATATATGCTGATACTGATTCTATACATTTAGTGGGCAGACATGAACCAGATAACATTGAAATAGATAGCGTTAAACTGGGTAAATGGAAACATGAATATTATTTTAAAAGAGGTAGATTTATTAGAGCTAAAACATATATTGAAGAAAAGGATGACGGACACAATCACATTGCTTGTGCTGGTCTACCTGTTAAACTTCATGAAAAAGTTAACTTTGATAACTTCGTTTCAGGTTTTGAAGTCTATGGAAAATTAAGACCTAAAAAAGTTAGTGGAGGGGTGGTTTTAGAAGAATCCACATTTAAAATTAAATCTTAATTGTATTATAATAATTATTATGATATAATTATTAGTAGGGAGGTTTAAGTAAGTTTAAGGCTTGTAACTGGACACCTAGATTTAATTATCTACCAGTTACCTGTTGGTGTGGTTACCGAGTTTAAACACTTGAATTGAACCCTAAAACCTAAACGAGGGTCTTATAAAATAGACCCTCACATTAAAAGAGGTGAGAATATCGTAAAAGAAAATCAAATGTATTATGACGTTAAAAAAGCGTTGTCATACTCAAATAAATTATTTTATTTCATTATTGGAGCTAGAAATTTAGGTAAATCATACAGTTCTAAACATTATTGTGTGACTAAATTCTTAAAACAAAAAAGAAAATTTATATATTTACGCCGTTATAAAACCGAATTAAAAGATAACGATAAATTTTTCAAAGATATAGCAAATGACCCAGATTTTAAAAATCTTGAATTTAAAGTTAAAGGGTCTAAATTTTATATAAATGATGAGTTAGCTGGTTATTCTGTTAACTTATCAACTCAACAGGTTAGAAAATCAACAGCTTATCCAGATGTTGACACAATCATGTTTGATGAATTTATAATTGAGGAGGGTGTTTACAGGTATTTAAATAATGAGGTTAAACAGTTTCTTGCTTTCTATCAAACAGTAGACAGAAGCCAAGACCGAGTTAAAGTTTTATTCTTAGCTAACGCTATAACGTTCTTTAACCCTTATTTCATTTATTATGATTTACCTAAACCAAAATCAAAAAACGGTATATACACTAAACGAGAGGGTATATATTTAGAAGTAGTTAACGAAATTAATTATGAAGTTATTAATCAAACTAAAAAGACCGTTTTCATGAGAATGAACGAGGGTACAGAATATTATGAACACGCTGTCAACAATGTATTTATACTAGATGACGATAAATTCATAGTAAATAAATTTCCCTCAACATTAGAAAACACTTTTAATATAACTTCAAATGGTAAAACATTTGGTATCTGGGTTGATTATAGAGAGGGTAAAATGTATGTAAGAACAAAACATGACCCTACTAGACCCAATTATACAACGTTTAACGACCATACACCCAACACCTTAATATTTAAGGTTAATAAATCTATTCTGCTTAAGAAGTTCAAAGATAGCTTTTTAGAGGGTCTTGTATACTTTGATTCACAGAAAACTTACACAGAAATGTATAAAACTATTAAGAAACTAATTTAAAGGAGGTGTAAATATGCCAAAAGCTAACCCAGAAACTAAAGTTGAAGAAACTAAAGTTGAAGAAGTTAAAGTTAAAAACGGTAAATTCGTTAAAACTTATAAGAAACAGAAGTATGAAGAAACATTTAAAAACGGTGTTTTAATTCGCAGACAGCGAAAATTAAAATAGGAGGTATAAATTATGCCAAAAATGGAAGAAAACACAGACACTAAAGTTGAAGAAACTAAAGTTGATGAAACTAAAGTTGATGAAACTAAAGTTGATGAAGTGGAAGAAACAGGGGACGAGTCGGAGAACCTAGAGCCTGACGTGCCAGAGAGTAACGATTCAGAACCTGAAGAACCAAACGAGCTACAAATGATTAATGAACGTATTAATCTAATGAATGAAAAGTTAGGAATGTTAACAGAAATGTTAGTGCCGTTATCTGAAAAATTAGATAACTTTGTCCAAGACATGAACGTTATTAAACCTAAAGAGGATATTAAACCTCAACCGAGCTTAGAAGAATTATCAAAGAATTTTGTTTAAAAAATATAGGGAGGCTATAATATGGCAAAAAATTTAGATAACAAAACATCAACGCTGTTAGATTCAATCAGAGCTAACGCAAGTCAAGAATATCAGGATAGAATACCTTTAGCAGAACAAACTTCAATCGCAGAATTGGGGTCAAGTATTTTATCAAGTAAAAGTTTAATGAATGAATTTGTTGTTGCTTTAGTTAATAAAGTAGCTATGACAATCATTCGAGAAAAAAGAGCCACAAACCCTTTAAACGTATTTAAAGGTGAACAATTAACATTTGGTGAAAAGGTAGAAGATATTTATATCCCTTTAGTTCAAGCACAAGTTTTCGACCAGAAAACAGCTGAATCAGAGTTATATAAACGTGAAATACCAGAAATTTCTGTACTGTATCATCATATTAACCGTAAAGGTTTTTATAAGACTACAACAGATAGAAGAACTTTACAAAAGGGGTTCACATCTGAAAGAGCGTTTGGGCAATTAGTTAGAGGAATTGTAGACCAATTAAACAAGTCACGTTTAAAAGACGAGTTTCTAGTATACAAATCTTTAATTACTCAAGCTGTTACAGAGGGTAAAGTATATGAGGTTGTTTCAGCTCCAATATCAGATGAAGCAACAGCTAAAGCTTTATTAGAAGAAATCAAAGCTATTTCAACATTATTACCAATTCTTTCAACTAAATATAATCACGCTGGTGTTGATACAGATACACCACAAGAAAGAATTAAAATCATCATGGACGCTAGAACAGAAGCACAATTAACTGTCCAAGTTTTAGCTGGAGCTTTCAATATGTCAGAAGTTGACTATAGAGCTAGTAGAGTATTAATTGATAATTTTGAAAAATTAGATAATTCAATTCACTGTATTATTTGTGACGCTGACTGGTTCGTATTACATGATTATCCAGACCAAATGGACGATTTATATAACCCACAAGGTCAATATACTAATCATTTCTTACATTATGAATCAATTAATTCAACTACACATTTTGCTAATGCTGTTGTAATTAAAAAAGTTGCTTCAACGTTAGTTAGTATTGATTTATTACCAGCTACAGCAAGTATTGACCCTACTTTATCAGATACTAATACTATCCAATTTAGAGTAGAAGCAACAGGAACAAATAACCCTAGTTCAAAAGTTAAATATACTATTTCTGGTGAAACATCAGAAGATACATTTATCTCAACTACAGGTCTATTATACGTTGCACCAGATGAAACAGGAACAGCTGGAGAAATTACAGTTACTGCGACATCAGAGCAAGACGAATTAATTACAGATACGTCAACTGTAACTATTGTCTAATTTAAGTAATATAAAATTAATAAAGGGTGTAAAGCTAAATAAACAGCAAACTGACACCCTTTATTTTTCTACAATCTTAGCTCAAGAAACTTTCTTTATCAGTAAAAGTGACCCACTCTTTGATAAGTCTGACGTATCTTTTCAAAGAACTAACGGTATTATAGAATATGACAGACACGCTGAAGATTTAAAACAGTTTAATTATGTCATGTATCAAACCGATAGAAATGATAAGTGGTATTATGCTTTTATTGATGATGTTAAATATATTAACGATAACGCTAGTCAGATATTATTTACTGTTGATTATCTACAAACATATCTATTTGATGTTGAGCTAGGTAATAGTTTAATAGAACGTGAACACGTTTCTAATGATACAATAGGTGAACACACTTTAGACGAAAATTTAGACGTCGGAGAAACTGTTAATGATTCATTTCTATTTTTTCAACCGTTAGCAGACTTAGCAATTTTATTAAGTGCTACATCATTAAGTGACGGTTCGTTTGTTACAGCGTCATATAACGGTGTACCGTCAAGTTTATTATACTTTGGTTTTAACTTAACAGATACAGCAGGGGTTAATGCTAAAATTCTTGAATATGTTGGTACAGGTAGACTGGACGCATTAAAAAATATGTATCTAGTACCTAAAAATTTAGTAAAATCGCCGTTTGTTAGTGGTGCGTTAATTACACCGTCTGACGAATCGCCTATATTAAC